AAGTCTTACTTCAACGTTATTAACGAAATCTAACGATGCGCGATTAAATCCTGCAGGAGCAAACCATGGGTATGCTGCTTTATCGTTAAATCCTAACGCGCCGAGAGCAGCAACGGAAGCTGGTACTTTGACGTATCGATTATTGACAGTGTCTTGAACATATACATTAGGGAAATATGTTGCAACATAGTTGTTATCGAATGTTCTGTTATCAAATGCGGATGTTGTATTTTCTATGTTAATTCTTGCAGTCGAATCATCATAAAGACGATTTTGATTGTCATCGTAATTAGGAAGATCCATCACATACATTGCAAGGCCATAATCTCTTATTTTTTTGCTTGTGTAATTTGTGATGTAATCTTCTCTGATACCAGGCAAGGCTAACAAGTTAACGTTAACTTGTAATGGATCAGTCATTACATCTACAGCCGTAATATAAGAATTAACAGCATTATTATCAGGACCAGTTCCTGCGGCATTTGTTAACAATCCAGGAGATACATACGATGTTGATGCTCCTCCTAAAGGACCTTCAAATGATGTCGCTTTATCATTCATTCTATTTGCAGAAGCGTCTAAAATGTTAAGCCCGTCAAATCCGCCGTACATAAATGTTGTAAATTTGGCAAAAGAAGAGAACTTGTTGAATTGATAAGGTTGACCATTAGAAAGTAATGATGCTAACGTAATTCTGCTTCCTAACACAGAATCGTTAATCGTGTAAGCCGATGGATCAACTTTTGCATTTCTAATATAAGCAGCTTCACGCATGTGAGTGCGAACGCTACCCGTCAATCCGCTGATCGTCGTTGCGGAAAGAGCAACTTTCGACAAACTAAATTTATTGTTATTGAAAGTATCAGCACCTGAACCAGTAACTAAAACGTCAAGCTTTTTGATACCAGAAAACTTAGTAAAGCTTTCTAGAAGAGGATTCTTTTCTTCAGAAAGATTTGCATTTAGTGGAGAATTATTACGTTCAAACTTAACGCCCCAATAAAGTTGAGGAGCTGCTGCTTCGAGAGAACCAGGAGAACCTTCCCAAGTAGGATTTGCTCCGATCGATCCTTTTGTAACTTTAAAGCGGAAAGGAATTGGTGGGACAATAGACTGCGAAAGTATTGAATCAGATGAAGAAGCAAACAATCCAGAAAGTCTAGGTTTAGAAGTTAATGCATCTTTTAGTACATCATTTGTTTTAAGAACTTCTACGCCCCTGAATCCGAATGGAAGAGATTTTGCAGGAATTTTCTTGTTTTCTACCGAAGAGTTTATAATGACTCTAACAAGCTTTGAAACGTTAGCGTACTTACCTGTTGTTATTATTCTTCTTTCAGTAGAAACGTCTTGATCAAAATCATAAGTAACTTTACGATCACCAACTAGTTTTGCAACGTAGTTGTCAGAATCTGGATCTAATGAACAGTTAACGAACTCTTCTAGAACTTTTGGATTTAAGTCTGAGTCATTCCAGTCACGAATTTGAAGATTAAATGTTCCATATTCGTATGCTTCATTTTCAGAAACCTTCAAATTTGCTATCGATATCTTATAAAGACTGTTTGCATATTCGCCGTCATCTAATGATTCAACTGCAAACAAATCATACTCTGTCGTACCGAAAGGCTGCGAAATAAAATAAGAAGTTTTTGGTGAAGAAAAGCGTGTATCAAACGCTCCAAAAGCTTTTCGGAAAGGCGTCGTTAATTCGCCAGAAACATTGCTTGTTAAAGAAGACCCTGAAAGGATTGCAACATAATCGTTATCAAGAACAGTCGCAATTTCATCATCAACAGCAAAATCAGAATAAAGCAAGTGTTGGTATTGTTCGAATTTTTCAGGATCTCGATTTAAAATCTTACCAAAATAATCAGAATTGCTTGGGTTTAAGGATGCTGTATAAACCTTAATTCCACCAACTTTATCATCAAATGAAAATGTTGAACCTAACGCAGAAGATATAACAAGCTTTACTTTACCTGATTTAACTAAAGCGGAATCGTCTGTCGTAACGGCACCAGCAAATTTTGAACCGATTTGTTCATTACCATCAAGGACAAGCATTCTGGCGCCGGCGGCCATAAAAACAACACCACGAACCAAGCTCATATTGTTAACTTGTGTTCTTGAATCGTTGTCCGTAAACATAGGCATACCGTATGCCTCATTTGATTGTAACGTATGATCAGCTACTATAAATTGAACTCCGCCTACCGCGCGAGCTTTTGAATCTGCGCCAGCATCTAAATTGGTTCCTTCAAGCTTAAAACCTGCATTTTTCACTCGACCTGTATCAAGAGTATTTTGAATATCAGCAACAGAAGTATTTGATCCAGCGCCAAGAATGCGTATGTATGTCAAAGCCGATCTATTCTTCAAAAACTCGTTGACAGCATACGGTCCAAATTTCTTGGGATCCAAATTTCCAAAAACGCTAACAAATTCATTAAAATTCGCAACAGAAACTGGAACAAAGGCTGGACCTTTGTTCGCTGTACCTATTACGCCTGCTGGAACGCCAACAGGACCTCCACCAGGAGGTGCTTTTAATTCAATTTCACGCTCAAAATAATTAGGAGACCTAAACACTTGCTCAGCCATTATCCTGCTCCCTCATCAAAAACGACATAAAAACTTTTCTATAAGTATATAAAAAAAATGCAAAAAACAAAAAACTTTGATGAAAGACCATCTGGGCGAGTTAGATAAAGAAATTTTATAGATTAGAGATCATCAACAATGTTGTATGTCAATCCGCCTAATAACGTTTCAGCTGCATCTGGTGATGGTTTCGAATTAATTTCTGAAGCTAACTTAATGACTGTTTCTCCTGACGCTTTATTGACTTTATAAACCCTTGCATATTTGGTCAAAGTTTGCCCTTGCGCATTTTGAGAAATAATTTTGGTATATAAAGGTCGATTTTGTTGTGCATTTCTTGATGCCAACGCAGGATCTTCTGAAGCCATACTACCAGCGTGTGGATCATATAATGTAGTTCCTGAGCGGCGTTGATCGGGACGATCGTTTTTTATATCGTTCAATGGTAAGGTCGGATCATCTGATCCTAAGAATGGATCTCCTATTTTAGAAACGCCTGTTTTTATTTCTACGCTTGGTTCGAGACCTGTATCAAAAGTAATAATTGGAGAAGAGACATATCTTTTTACAGGAACACCAATACCTGGTAACTGAGAAGCAAAAATATAAGCTTTCACGTTTACGGAAAATTTGTATTTGATAATTCTCTCTTCTTGAGACATATTATCAGCATTATTTTCTGGTTCGTAAGAGTTATTATCAACATGCGCAATAAACCAATATCCTTTTGGCGTATCTAACTTCCAAGCATTACCTTGAGGTAAAAAAGAAGATATGATTTGTTCCAATAGTTGATTCATGTGTTGTGTATATTGCGTCCACATGATAATTTCATAATTTATGGTACAAAATTGAGGAGATGGAACGACAATTGTTTCATATATGTTTTTATGCTTAATATCAGCTAACCATGCGCCATCCTTTGTTGTAGCATCATTAGCATCTTCTCCTACGCTCTGTTCTGTTAATATTTGATTTTGAATGTGTTCTAAATTCGGATTAGTAGCTACGTTCTTTTGATTACGAAGAAGATATCGATTTATTAGATTTTGATATCCCCTGTCAGATTTATCTAATCTTCGTCTAATAATGATTTCGCCTGTTTGTTGATTAATGCCTCGACCAGTTATATCTTCAGACATATCCTGAACAACAGAATTTCTAGAAATAGTCACCAACGGCAAAATTAAAGAATTGTTTCTATCTCTTAGTGCTTTTTTTTTCTTCAACAATGCCCATTTTTCGCCAGCGGCAAAAATAATTGGAACTTTTTTTGGATCTGAGTTATCGCCACTTACTTGAAGCAATATTTCATTTTCAAATAATTTAAAAAGAGATACATCAACATCTTCGACACCTACAGGAGGAATCGTAATATCTGGGGTACCTTGGTGTGTACGGGCATTTATTCCAGTAACGCCGAATCTTGATACGCTTTTTGAATTATATCGTGTTGCCATGATCAATCCTCATCATAGAAAGCTGACCCTGCACCTGTTTCATCTCCTGATGGAGATACCTCGCGTGGTCCTTCCGCTGGTAAATCCAAAACTCCGTTTTTGACAAGATCACGAGAATCAGCTGTCTTTCCTTCTGCATTTTCAACAAATCCTCGTTGCTGAAAGAATTTGTGGCGTAGATCGCTAATGTCAGTATATTCAATTCCAAGCGGGCCAGTAAGCAGAGCTTTGAATTGACTTTCACGAACTCTAAGGCCAACTAACTTTACGCCATCTATGTTTTCAGGTTGACCATAGATGTTACGCATGTATTTATATTCTGTTATTTCGTAGAATATGTCGCTAAAAGAAAAATAATCTCCGATCCCAGGACTTATGCCTTTATCTACCATGTCTCTATGTTGTATGTAAACCTCTAAATTAAAGCCAGCATCAATACCAAATTTATCAATTTTTGTGTCAACTTGAAATTCGTTGCTAACAATTACATCCATCATAATTGGAGCATCAAAAATCTTTTGTAACGCCTCATCATATATTGCATGAGATTTTGTCTTTATTTCTGAGATAGGATA